GACAAGGCCCCTCATGCGTGCTTCCACGCCGGAAACAGCCGAATCGAAGGCTCCGTTTTTATTCGTAACGAATCCAACGAACTCTCCATAGCCCTGCTTCATCATGGGCCACGCTTTCGCCCATCCCCGCTGTAGCCAGTCGGTTTTCGTCCAGATGAAGTACAGTGTCGTGGCCACTGCTGCCGCCGCGATACCCCACGGGCCGGCCAGGAAGGACAGGGCGGCTCCGGCGGACTTGGCGAGGGTGATGAGCCCCTTACTCAGTCCGATGACACCAGTAATGATCCTGGCCCCGCCGAGTGCAAGCGCCACGTATCCGAGCATCTTGGCCATTTTTGCGCTGGCCCCGGTCCCCTCGACGATGGACTGAGTCAGCTTGGCCAGTCGGTCGGCGGACTTGGTGGCGTACGGAAGCAGCCAGTCCCCGAGCATGATACCAAGGGCCTGAACGCTCCCCTTGAAGGAGTCGATCTTGTAGTTCAGGGTCTCCTGGACGTCGGCCCACCCCTCGACTTCCCCGGCCCCGGCCTTCACCCGGTCCTCGACACCCTTGGTGTACTCGGCGAATTCGGCCGCGTACGGTCCAGACAGCATGAGAGCTGCCTGCATGCTCTTCACCCCGCCCGTCAGCCTGGCGAGGGCCCCGATCGGCGTGACCAGGCTTGGAGTAAGGTTGGCCATGGCCTTCTCGAAATCCGTTGTGGACTTCGCGGCGATCTTCAGCGTGTCGAGCGCGACCAGGCCGTCCTTTCCCGTCTTTCGGGCAATGGCGTCCTGAACCTGAATCAGGGCGGCTCGAAGGCCGCTCTTCTTGAGCGTCAGTGCGACGTCGTTGACGCCGAGCCCCAATCCCTTAAGGGCCATGCGGGCCACTCCGGACGGAGCCGACAAGTTCATGATCGTCTGCCGAAGGTAGGTGGTGGCAACCCTCGCGTCGAGACCAAAGTGCGACAGGGTGGCGACCGCGCCACCCAGCTCGGTGAGCTTGATCCCGGCGACGGCGGCCGTGGTGGTCACGGCCGGGAAGGCCCCAGCAAGACTCTCGAGGGTTGCCTTGCCATACACCTCGGTGGCGATCAATACATTCATTGCATCGGCGGCCTGGCTGGACTTCATCTGGTACGCGTTCATGATCGTTGTCAATGCGTCCGTGGTTTTCAGCGCGTCGGCAGCACCGACCTTGGCCCCTTTGAGCGCAACCTCGGTGATCTTGATCGCGTCCGCAGCATGGTAGCCAGCCGAGTTGACGTTGTAGAACGCCTCGCCAAGACCATTGAGTGTTGAGCCAACCGGGCCCATGATGGCCAGCAGCTCCTTCGAGTCCTTGACGATGGCGGTCTTGGCCTCGCCGGCGCCAGTGACGGCGCGGGTCATCCACGTTTCCCAGTCCGCGGCCATCTTGACGCTGGCCCCGGCGATGACCGCCCCGGCGGCGAGCACCGCTGTGCCGGCCGCGTTCATGCCGGCCGCGGCCGACCGGGTGGCGGGAGTGACGGCGTCAATCCCGATCAGCCTGAACACCAGACTTGCTGCTGCTGCCATCAGCCACCCACCCCGATCACGGTACGGCCCTGGCCCGGGCTGCGATTCTGGCTTCCATGCGAACGATGGCACCGAGGCAGGCCGCCGTCAGCTGTTCGGCGTGGGCGAAGGGTGGCTCGGAGAACCACCCTGGGTCTCCCCGCTGGGTGACCCAGGGGTCATGGCCGAAGGTTGGGTGTCGGAATCCACCTCGGGCGTTGAACCGGCGTGGGGCGTTCCGGAAGTTGCGAACGTCGTCGGTCTGGCCGGCCCGGATGACTACCCCGGCAGCGTATCCGCTGAATCGAACGGAGACATTGAGTGAGTCAACGATCCGCTCACGGATCGGGGCACCCTCCGTGATTCCCCTGGAGGGTATGGATCGCACCCGCGCCTTCTCGTCGTCGATGATCGGTTCGGTGGCGAGGCGAAGCCCGGCCGCCAGGTCGCGCTTGAGTTGCCATCCGTCAGATTCGGCAGCCATGATGGCGCCAACGGCGCGGAGACGTTCCCGCCCGACGACGTCGATCCTGACAACCACAGCTACCTACCCTTGCTGGCCTTCTCGATATCCTCGTTACGCCTATCTATGTATGCGACCGCAACGCGCACCTGTTCGATCGGCATCTGCTCCAACTCGGATGGTCCAATGTGTAGGACTTCCGCGATCGCCGGCCAGTACTCATCGATCAGGCCCCTTGTGGGGCTGTCGTAGGGAAAATCCCCGCGGCCTCCTCCTCCGCCATCGTCTGCGCGTACAGCGCCTCGAGCTCCTTCAGCTTCTCGCTGCGCTCGATCTCCTCCGCCTGATTCTTCGGCTTGTGGGCGGTCACGGCTTCCTGGATCCTGAGCACCTCATCCGAGGAGAACTCGATCAACAGCTCGTCCTTGTAGGGATCCACGTCCTCCAGCCGGAGCGTGTGCAGCTCCAGCCGAAGGAGATGCCAGAGTAGGATTCGCTCAGCGCGAGCGGATCCCTGGATGATTGCCGCAGCCCACCCGTCGTAGGTCTCCGGAGACCCGTGACCCCTCCAGCGCTTCTCGATGATCTCGCACTCGGACGCCCGTACCCTCCCGGGCCTGAAAAGCCAGCTCCGAGGAGCCTGCCCGTCTGGCTTGTACGTTACGCGCATTTCTTACCTTTCGCCGGTTTCGTGCGTCAGCTCTACTACGGGGTGACGTCGCGCGTGGTCGGACCCGACGTCGGGAAGTCGACCTCCACCTTGGCGTCGTCTCCGGGCCCGCCGTTGATCGGCGTCCACTTGTTGACGAGGACGTACCCCGTGAACTCCGGGTTCGACGCCGAGATGGCACCCGAGGTGATTCGGGTTGCGAACGTGATCGGCGTCTTGGACTTGAGGGCAGTCCACATCACTTCATCGAGCCCGTTGTCCGTGTAGTCGTTCTCGAACGTCACCTTCAGTGATCCGGACTCGAGCCCACCACGAATGACCTTCGCCCCCAGTGCAGCGAACGTGGTGACATCCTTTTCCTCCACCTGGATGGTCAGCTCGATCTTGCCCACCTGGTCGGTGTACGAAGTCCCGCCGAGGGAGAGAGTTGTCGTTTCGAGGATGACGGAAACGGCGGTCATGGCGACCCCCTTCTAGTCGATGGCGATTGATACGACGACGAAGAACGATCCGCCAGAGCCCCCGGCGATGTCCCATACGGCACGGTAGTATGTATCGGTTATGGCGGATCCATCCGTCATGACGATCGACCCCCCGTTGCCGGCGATCACTCCGGTGTTGAGAACCTCGGTGGGCGACGCAAAGGTGTCGTCGACACTTGACTCGACTGAGAACTCGATGGTTCCGCCGTCGTCAGCGCTGGAGACGACGTGGACCGACATGCTCAGGCGGCCACCCTCCGGCACGGCGCCGACCTGCAAGCCCGAGGATGCCCCGCCGGACACAACCGCAGCCGGAGCCTTGAGCACGACTCCGCGGTGCGCCAGGGATCCGGTTGCATCGACCTGGTAGGTCCAGATGTCCCCGACGCTGATCCCCTCGGAGATCTTCGTTGGGGTCAGGTGCATGAAGATCGCCGGGTCTCCAGCCGCGGACCCGGACGGCATGAAGGTGAATGGGGTGAGCATCCCAAGGTTGCCGAAGATGGTGTCATCCGGCTTTCCCTCGACTGGTAGGGCCCCGGACTCGTTGTTGCCTTCCAGCTTCACCGCGCTGGACTCGAGCCCGCCAGCCTGGAGCTTTGCCGTGTTGGGGACGGAGGCAACCTGATCGCCGACCCTGAAGGTGGTTACGTCCTTCTCCTCTACCGACGTCGAAACCTCGACCTTGGTCAGGCTCAGAGCCAGGTCGAGATCGCCCAGGAACACGCGGACGTCTTCGAGGATTTCCGTTACCGCAGCCATGGTGTCCTCCGTTGAAGATGATATCGCCAGCGGCCCTCGGCCCGTCAGCCGACCACGCGGACCTCCAGGCGAGCCCCGTAGTGCCACACCGAACCAAACAAGTACTGCCTATGGCCTTGGATGGACTTGACGTTTAATCCTCCACATAGGCCACCGAGCTTGGCGGCCCTGGCCTTTTCGAGCCCGAGACGAACGCTCCCGGCCGCGCCCCGACACAGATGCCTGGAGAGCTCAAGCTGTGACGATCGGGAATCTCCAGTCCGATCGACGAGAACATACGTCTGGATGACGGCGTCATCCTTCTGGGCCATGGTTGTATTTGGAGTGATTTCCACCGAAGCAACGACAAATGCCGGGCAAGCAACAGCATCGGGCTCGAAATCGTAACAGTTGATACCAGTCTCCTGCGAGACGTAGTCAGCCAGTGAACTGAATATCGCCGGAAAGTCGAGCTCCATCACGCAACTCCGACTCGGATCAGCCCAGTGAGCATGGTGCGCACGTCCACGTCAAGGCGTGGAACCCTGGTGAGCCCCCACTCGGCCGGGCCCGCGGAGCCTTCCGGGGACCCCTTGCGGCTGAACACGCGGGTCGCCTGGATGAGGCATGCCTGCTCCACAGACACCGGCACCTCCGGCCATCCCCACTGTGCCGTCACGTACGCGGAGGATCCTGGAGTGTGCCAGGGGATGTCCCGGCGGGTGATTGTCCTGATCGGACCGTTCGAGATCAGGTCGTCGGCCTCAAACTCGACCCCGGTCAGGTCGACCGAAGACAGCCGACCCGGGGTGCCGACCTGGATCGACACAGTCTCGCTGAAGGCTATGTCGGGGGTCAGCAGAACGGCCTCGCCGTCATTTCTGATCATGCTCTTCAGGGATGTGGCCACCTTCCGCACGGTTGGAGTAGACGTGTAGTCGAACCTCCTTCCACACTCCCGGTCGATTGCTCCCGAGACTGCGCAAAGTACTCGGAGGATGGCCGCGTCGTGTGTCGACGAGGAGTCGCGGGGCAGAACCGCGTCCTTGAACTCCTGCACGGTGATGTAGGAGTTGACCCTCGAGACGTAAACGTAGGCCGACGCCGACGCCGGCTCAGATTCGACCTCTCCGGCGATGGTTGCAACGTACCGGCCGGCGAT